ACTCAGATAAAAACAATTTTAACCAGAGAGTTTAATAAATTCTTTAAAGAAAAGAAATGGTTAAAAGATAAAGGTGAAAATCTAAGTGGCGATGATATTCAAGAAGGAATGTTTATTGCTTTTAATTTAACTGCCCCTGGGGTATCATATGATGCACAAACAAAATCACGTATTGTAAAAATTGATATGTCACCTTTTACCACTTCTATTGTAAATGCATTGCATGATTGGTTTAATAAAAATGAAAAAGATATTAAAATAATTTTTGAAAAGGCGGCTGCCGCACGTAAAGCACGAGACGCCGCCAAGAAAGCAAGAGATGCAGCCAGAAAGGTTGGAAAAAATAAAAAGCAAAAACTTTTAAATCTTCCAACTAAATTAGTTGATTGTTGGGGGAAAAATAGACTAGATTGTGAGCTAATGATTGCGGAAGGCGACTCTGCCGCAAGTGGACTTATAGAATGTAGAAATTCTGAAATTAATGCTATTTTTCCAATTAGAGGAAAAATTATTGCTGCATATAAAAATTCTTCAGAAAAAATTTTTACTAATCAAGAAAATAAATTCAATGAAAATAATAAAACTTTTAAATTATTTTCTTTCAGAAGAATGAACTCCATTAACCAAATTATATGAAGTCATTAAAGCAATAGGATTAGATTTAGATACAAAAACAAATAAATTAATTTATGATGTTAAAAAGCTTCGATATGGAAAAATATTGTTATGTGCAGACGCAGATCCAGATGGAGCTAGTATCAGAAATCTTCTTATTGAAATGTTTTGGTGGTTATGCCCTGAATTAATTCTTAATGGACATATATATACAACTATGCCACCACTTTTTAGAATTACCACAAAGAAAAATCAATATATTTATTTAAAAGACGAAAATGAATTAAATGAATATAAAAATAAACATAAAAATGAAAAATTCTTAATTAATAGAAATAAAGGTCTAGGGGAGCAAGATAGCGAAGAACTTGCGGATGCTCTTGTTCATCCTGATACAAGAAATATAGCAAAAATTATTGTAAATAATGAAAATGAAGCAAAGCAAATGATAGAGATGCTTTTAGGAACTTCAGTTCCTCCAAGAAGGAGATTTTTATTACAGCACGAAGGAGAGGCAAATGAGTCGGATTAAAGATAGATCCAATACAATAACATCTTCTGGAGTTAAAATTATTTCTTATGCAGGAAATAAAAATAGAGAAGCCATGTGGAATTGTGAATGTCCTATTTGTCATGATCTTTGGCAGGTAAGAGGAAGTCATTTAAATTAGCCTAATCCAATTACGATGTGTAAAAAATGTTCTTCTTTAAAAAATCTAAAAAATATAAAAACTCCATACTTTAAAGATTTAACAGGTCAACGTTTTGGAAAATTAGTCGTATTAGAGAGATCGGAGAAAAAAGGAAGAACATATTTTTGGAAATGCAGATGTGATTGTGGAAATTTTTGTGAGAAAGAAGCTCAATATTTATTAAATGGAGATACAAAAAGTTGTGGTTGTTTGAGATCAACAGGAGAAAATAAGATTGCAGCTTTATTAAAAGAAAATAATATTTCATTTGAACAAGAAAAAATTTTATTAAAAAATTATAGATTTGATTTTTATGTAAATAATTCATATATTATTGGATATGATGGAATACAACATTTTGAACAAAGAGAAAATCGAGAATTGTTAAGTGATATACATCAACGAGATTTAGAAAAAAATCATTTTTGCTTTAAAAACAATATCCCTTTAATTCGTATTCCTTGTTATCATAAAAATCTATGTATTAAAGATTTACTTTTAACAACATCTAATTTTATTTTAACATAGGAGAATGAAAATGAATACTATTGAATTAACAAAAGAATTATCACAAAATTTTCTTGATTTTTCTCACGAGGTAAATTATCAAAGAGCCTTTGCTGATGCTAGAGATGGATTGAAACCAGGTCAGAGGGCTTGTATTTGGGAAATGTATCAAAAAGGATATAAAAGTAACAAACCTCATGTAAAATCTGCCAAAATTAGTGGAGGGGTAATCGCAAATTGGTGGCCTCATGGTGATACGGCCATCTATGAAACTTTTGCAAGAATGTCTCAAAAATGGATAAATAACATTCCCGAAATTGACTGGCATGGAGCAAACGGTTCTGTGCAAATTAGTGGAGAACCCGCAGCGAGTAGATATACAGAAGCAAGACTTACTAAAATTGTTGAAGAAGGTATGCTTGCCAACATTAATAAAAATACAGTTCCAATGAAACCAAATTTTTCTGATGATGATAAATGGCCCGTCGTTTTACCAGCTATCTTTCCAAGACTTATGGTAAATGGGTGTCAAGGAATCGGTAGCACAATTGCGAATGTATGGTTGCCACATTCTTTTACAGAAATAGCTAATATTATTGATAAATACATCTCAACAGGTGAGATAGATTATGATAATATAGCACCATCTTTTCCAAGTGGCGGTATTATTGTTAATAAAAAAGAACTTCCAATTATATACAAAACAGGAAAAGGAAAAGCTGTATTAAGAGGAAAAGCTGAAATTAAAAATAATTATATTATTATTACAGAAATTCCATATCAAGTATATGTTGAACCTTTAATTGAAGAAATTAAAAAATATGCAGTAGAGGAAGAAAATAGTGGAATTGAAGATGTAATTAATAAAAGTAGTAAAAATATTTGTATTGAAATTGAATGTTCTTCAAATCCAGCTGCAATATTAAAAAAATTATATTCAAAAACTAGCTTGCAAAAATCTTTTAATGCTAATCAATATGCTCTAACGGATAAAGGAATTCCTGCTTTATTAACTTTAAAAGACTATTTAGATATTTATGTAAATCACAATATTAAATGCATCATTAATGAAACAAAATTTGATTTAAATAAAGCTATTGATAGACTTGAAATTGTTAATGGTTTGTTGCGGGCACTTGAGGATATTGACAACATTATAGCACTGATTAAAGGTTCTGAAAACGCAACCGCCGCAAAAGAAAATTTAATTAAGAAATATCAGTTCACAGAAAATCAAGCTAAAGCAATTTTGGCTATGAGACTTTCTTCTCTTGCAAAACTTGAAAAAGTTGAACTTGAACAGGAAGCTAAAGAACTTGAAAATAAAATCAAAGATTTAAAAGATATTCTTGCAAATGAAAATCGTCAAAAAGATATTCTTAAATCTCGTTTGGCAGATTTAGTAAAAAAATATGGAGATGCCCGTAGAACAGAATTAACTCATATTGAAGTAAAACCAGAAGATAAAATCATTGAAGAAGTTACTCCAGAAGATTGTGTTGTAATTCTTTCTCAAACTGGGGATATTAAACGTGTATCTAAAAATAGTTTTAAAGTACAACGAAAAAATGGAAAAGGTGTTAAGACAAAAGATGATGTAATTATGTCTACCATCTCTACTAATACTATTGATAATCTTCTTCTCTTTACTAAAAAAGGTAAGATGTTTAAAATTATCGTAGATGAAGTGCCAGTTGGGACAAATGCATCTAAGGGCGCCCACGTTGGAACTTTAATTAATATGGATCAAGATGATGAAGTAATTGCTATTACTTCCTTAGCGAGAAGTAATACTGCAAAATATGTAGTATTCTTCACTAAGCGAGGATTAATGAAGAAAACCTATCTTGATGAATATACTGAAGTAAAACGTAGTACAGGCATCGCCGCAATTAAAATTAATGAAGGTGATTCTATTGCTAACGTTGAGTTTATTAACGAAGAAGATATTCTTGTAATTACTAAAAATGGAATGTCAATTCATTTTGAAAGTAAACTTGTAAATCCTGTTGGTAGAATTGCGGCTGGAGTAAAAACTATTAAATTAGATGAAAATGATGAAGTTGTTATAGGGCTTCCAATTCATTCTGATAATGATAACATTGCTATATTTTCTACAAAAGGATATGGCAAAAAGACTTCAATTAAAGAGTTTACAGTTCAGGGTAGAGGCGGAAAGGGTTTAGTAATCTATCGACCAAGCGCAGTATATGGTGAAATTGCAGGTGCGGCAGTTATATCAGATAAAGATACTATTCTTCTTTCAGGCCAACCTAATTCTATATGCATTGCCGCAACTGATTTGCCTTTATTAACTAGAACTAGTTTTGGTAATATTATGGTTAAATCTAACATTTCATCGGTGGTAAAAATATGAGTAAAAATTTTGAAATTACAAATAGAGAAAATATTTATATTGAAAATAAGCCTCAATATATTACTCTCTTTTATAAGAGTAAAGCATATACGTTTATAATTGAGAGAATTGGATATAAAGACTTTAATTTTTATTATTCTAGTGATTCAATTCCTGATGATATTACAAAAAAAGAAATTGAAAATTTTTGTTATGATCGCTTTATAAATTATGAAGATTGGAATAAAATATGAATAAATTGAATTGTCCCAACTGCGGAGCGCCAATCTCCGCAGTTGATAATAAATGTCCTTATTGTAATACTTCTTATTTTGATTTGAGTTCTATTGATATTAATAATAATGAGCCATTTTATTTGAAAATACGGATGGGAAAAATGACTTTAACTCAATTAGTTAGAGTTTTACCAGATATGAGTATTAATCTTGAATCAAACTCATGTTCATTTTATAATTCATTAGGTAATAAATTATATGAATTTACTACATCAAATAACATGTTTACTGATTTAAAATTTGAAGCTATTGTAGATCCTTACAATAAAAAAAGACTTTGTACTATAACCTATGAAAAATAATTTTATTTGCTTTTTTAAAAAAATATTATA